CGTATTTTCTGGAACAATAGCCCCACCAAAATCACTTAACTGAACAGCCCTCTGCGGCTTTGACTCAAAATACTCAGTAGGCGCTGACCTAAGATAGTCAGTGTAATCCGCGATCTCTTTCTTTAAGGATTCTGGGACATCTTCAAAGCCAACTTCTTTCATGGCTCTGTCAACGCCCATGCGCTCAGACATGGCAATCATTTCGCCAACTTCATCAAAATACCTGAAGCTGCCAGTGTCGTATTTGTAGTAATCCCTCAAGGCACCTTGGAGGTCTGTCAGCATTGAATCAGCAGTTGATTTAACCTCAGCAACAGCATCAGACGGTTGAAGCAAGCCCTTCATTGATCTTGCTTGATCTAAGCTCTTAATAGGCTGCGCCGTTGAAGCCCTGACGTTACCAGCACCAAATGTCATAGTGCTTTCTTTGTTAGCGCCAGCTTGCTTAGTCATCCATCGTGATACATTTTCAGCAGTATATGGCTTTAAATTGGCCCTTCCAGAATAACGGTCATAATCAGGATTAGTAACAAAATACTCATCCTTCTGAAAATACTTGTCCATCTGCTCGGACTTCCAAGCATTGTATTTATCAGCGTTTTCTGACTTTAGATCCGACAAGCGATAATAATTAATAGAGCCGTCTTCTTTTAGGGGAAGGTCTAGGCCGTTATCATTGGCAAACTTTATCTTTGCCGCATTATCGTACTCAAGAAAACCATCAACATTGCGAAAATCGCTAGGCTCTAACCTTGTTTTTGTTTCCAAATCTCCAAGGCTATACGCCACATCATCTAAATTTCCGTACTCTCGATAAGCGCCAAAATCATCTTTGAACTGCTTATAAGCGCCCTTGTTAGCAACTCTTACTGGAGACGGTGCGCGAACTGTATAAGCATCAGCAGAATACATAGGATTACCGCGCCGTCTTGGATCAAACGCATCTGGACGACCAATAAGCGATATATCACCAAAACCCTCAAAAGGGATGTCTTGCTGAGTAACCGCTAACGAGGGATTAGGCAATCCACCCATCGCCTCTTGGCGCATTAGCTTTTCTGGCGAGGTGTTATGGATAAACAAAAGATCCATCAAACTTTTTGCCGCTTCTGGTGCTTCTTTAATGGCTACCTCTGCGCCGCTCTTCAACAATCCCATTACTGCCCCGCCTTATCCCTAGCGTACTCAAGCGCCATATCAATCAGCTTGCCCGTAGGCACACGCTCACCAGTGAACGCCTCAATGCCTGCTACGTTCTCGTAGTAGTCTTGTATTGAGTCCTCGGGGCGATCTGCGTAACCCTTATATTGGTATGCCCTCGCCATCTCTTTTGCTACCTGCGGCGATATGCCCTCTCTCGCAGCCCAATCGTAGCCGCCAGCAAAGTTGATCGCCATATCTAGGATGCCACGGTCTACTCGGGGGCCAAGCTCTGGATACTCTCGCATGATGCGCTGTGCGACCGCCTCGGGGAATGAGATATGTTGCATGGCGTCCACGGGATTACGCAGCACCGTCATCAGGTTGTGGTCGCTGATGCGCTGCAACAATCCGTAGTTTTCAAAAGGGTTATCTGCCATCCCCCATTATACCATCAGGCAATGCCTTGTAGGTTGCGGCGAATAGGATTACCCCAGTTGGATGTTTTCTTGTATCCCACCGCGAGATATCTAAATGCGTCTGCTGAGTGACTAGACCAATCGTGCGATGGCCTGCCCTTCCACACCCTGTTGTTATCATCATACTCTCGGTGATATGCCCGCAACGCATCAACACCGTGGGCGCACTTCTCAGCATCAAACCAGCACGTTGCCAACAGCGACCGTGACGCCTGTATCCCATCGTCTACGTTCAACTGCGGCGCTATCTGAATGTTGTTCAGCCCGAGAGATTGCAGCGTCTCTAGCCGGGACTTGCCAGACCCTAACTCCCTCACCCTGACGTCATGCGGCAGGATATGCTGGTCGTATATGTAGCCCTTCTGCTGCAACACCCTAACGTAATGATCTAGGCCGACCCCGGACGCCTCGTAGTGGTCGATCAGGCGCGTCTCAGGGCCAATCATCTGGGCAAACCAGATTGCCGTTGTATCGCCTATCCCCAAGTCCCATGCGGTGATAACCGGCGAGATAGTCTCATACGGTACGGCTGTGATCCTGCCCTGAGCGTTAGCGTCACGCATCTCCAGCGAGTAATACGCACCCTCATGGTGGGTCAGGAACGCGCCTTCCCAGATATGATCGTAGTTGTCTGGGCGCTTTTCAAAGTCATTGCGCCGGACTAGATCCAGCACCTTGGGGAAGTACGGATTGTCACGCCAGTTGATTTCTACAATCTTGCTGCTCTCTGGCGGGTCTTGCCGGAACCGCTTATGCGTAGCGGATAGGTTACTCTCCGGGTTCCACGATACCCATAGCTCAGAGCCTTCCTCGCGTATTGTGGGGTCTAGTTTGTCCCACGCTACCGAAGATACTGTTTCTGCCTCATCGACCCAGCAAAGAAGAATGCGAGCCTTAGACTTGATGCTGTCTAGGTTCCTACGCAATCCCGCAAAGGTGAACTCAATGTTGCCGTCCCGGGAGCGGATGTATCGCTCGCCAACCTCATAATACTCTGCCAGCCAATCGTAGGTCTGAATAGCCCCAGCAATCTCCTCAAACGAGCTATCAGAAAGGCTGTTCATGAACTCCCGGGCGCATAGTATCTGCCCAGAACGCCCCTCTTGGCCCCACATATAGCCCCTAACACAAGCCATGATTGCAAACGATCGGCTTTTGCCTGAGCCACGGCCTCCGTAAGCGCAGCGATAGCGCGCTTCACCGCTGAATAATTCTATCAGTTTCGGGGGTAGCTCAATCGTCGCTATATTGGTCATCTGGCAGCCGGGGGATCAGTTCAATTACCGTGGGCGACATACTGCCGTCACTGGTGGTTAGATCAATCTCGGTGGCCTTCAGCTTAGGCTCAGTGTACGCAGCGATCTTATCCCATGCGTCAATACTGGCCTTGATGTCTGCGGTATCGCCCGTCTCTGCTCGCTCATGCAGCCTAACTGCCTGCTCTGCCATACGCATAATCGGGTGGAAGTCATCCCCATACATATCCTGCAGCCTGTTTAACAGGAACCGCTTGTTACGATTTGGGATGCCCTTTCTGCTGTTCACTCTTCAATCAACTCGCTGATATCTAGCATAAAATCTGACCGCTCTGGGTGCGGGGGACTAGCTGCCCACCACTCACCTACGGCGCTACCGCAATGTATCTCGCCATCCTGTATATCCTTCTCATCCATAGGATAGCTTTCTACCGATCCATCTGAAAATGCAACGAGATAGGTTCCCTCAGCGTCTGGCATCTCGCCGAAAGCCACCGGATACCATTGTATCGACAGCAACTGTTGCATCAAAATCCCCAATTTGTGACGCAGACGATCAGATACTACTCTCTATGAAATAATGGCCCCTTTCATATCTGATCTATAAACGATGCTGCGCCTCACCGCCGGAGGGAGGGGCCGGAGTAAAGCCGACAAATCCCACCTATGGTTGGATAACTTCGTCCCTATATTATCGCCTATTGGCGGCCTTCTTTAAAGCGGCAGGGCAACGCACAATCTCCAGCGGCGGGGTGTCAGCTTCCTTCAGCGGCCTAACCGACAAATCACTCATGATAGCCATATCCTCACCCCAATGCTCAGCCATCTGCGTTGCAGCCTGCAGCGCGATACGGGTATCTTCGTCATCCCACGGAGATCTAACAGTCACGTTAAATCTTCCAGTAATTATAAGAACTACCATCCAGCTTGGCAGTATAAAGATACGATGGCGTCATCAGGTAGAGCGTCCTGCCGCTGGCATCTCTCGCCTCACCGACGCTAACTTGAAACAGCTTATTTTCTTTGCGTAAAGCCACTGACGCCAGAAAATTATACTTCTGCAGCTTCTTGTCTCCAGCCATCCTGCCCTCATCAAAAAGGAATGAGATATCGGTAATCTGGATCATGCTCTTTGGTAGCTGAGGAGGCTTGGCCTTGTCCCGCATTATATCATTAAAGGGCTTTACCCCTGATCCAACACTAAAGCCAAGCCAAAGCTGATTCCCGCACTCGTCTGTTGTTGCGTTCGCCCTATATCCCATCACTCTCCTCCGCCTCTTTATTCTTGTCGTATCGTAGCTTTGCCTCCATGTATGCTATCGGGTCATCCTCAAACATATCCTTTGAGACTTCCTGTGGGCCGCCGTCGCCGTATTCGGCCTGATAAACAAGGCATCTGATTTTTTTCAGATCGGAAATCCAGTCGCTGAGCAAATCAAGCGCCATTGTATTATTTTGAGAAAAGAAGTTGGAGCTAACAGATAAGCGCCCTTCACCAAGGTAAATATCACCCTCCAGCTTAACCATAGTCTTACTCACAATCAGCCCCCCTGTAGTTAGGCCATGCCCCACTGGCTACATTTTGGCAGTAAACCTCCTGCGCCTTTGTCGCCTCCTCATAATCACCATCACCCGCATAGCCAAAGCCAATCACAAAAACTATTGAGGCCAATAGCCAGACTATATGCTCAGGAAGATCCCTCATTAAATCCATTATCGCTTTCATCTTGCCCTCCGTCGGACGTTTTACATATTAAATCCCGGTACTCCCGGGCCGCTTCTTTATGATGCAGCGACTCACTGATGAACTCAAACTGCTTGCCCATCAGGTAGCGCAACCGCATTACCTCAACCGCCAGAGACATCTGCTCATGTGGCAGAAGTGACTTCCAATGAAACTTTCCGCTAACAAACGTCTCAAGGCGCTTGTCGCTTACTGGATCAGTCGAATGGGATGCCATGCTGTTCTATCCACCTCTGGTCTTTGTACTCTGGTGACTGTTCTAGTGTACGAAATTCCTGCACCAAGTCACGCATTAAATGCTCATCATCCTCAAGCCGGGTGATAAGAGAAAAGCATAGGGCGCGGTACGCTTTGTACTTTGCCCTATAGTGTTCTGCTTCAGTCATGAGGCAAGGGCCGCTTACGCGGCCTTGTCCAAAACTTTTGCTACTTCGTAGTAGCAGAGGCCCGGGCCGAGATACCGAGGCAGCCTGTTAGTCTCGATCCATACGTCATTCTTAACAAAGATGCCGTCATCCCAATAGCCAGCAGGCGAGATCAGACCCTTGTCGTCATCGGTAATCAGGTAGCGAGTGCTGCCGATTTTGGCGAGGGGAAGAGTCAGCGTCTCTTTGAGACCAGCAAGCTCTGGAAGCTCTGACACCAGACGGTAGCTAGGATCTTCAATGTAATCACCCTGCTCTGCTAACTCATCGAAAGCGGATTTGTCACCCTCAACGATGCGATCAAAGATAGCTGCTACACGCTCGTGCATCTCCTTGCCCTTTGCCTCGTCTGCGCCTGCAGCACGATAGCCAGCGATGTTAGCCTCTAACTCAGCGATCTTTGATTCAGCTTTAGCGTATAAGTTGCTCATATCCATACCCTCCAAGGTATTAATTAATTGAAACTACAAGACAGATAGTACACTAATCTGTGTGCGCTGCAACCCCTTTTTACTAATTAAATGAAATTAATTTGTAGTCGGGATCTGCCTCTAGCTTCTTGAGTTCTTCCCTATAGTGCTTGGCTATCTCTCGCCGCAGCTGCGCGTTGGTCTTCATGTGGCCCCGGGCTTTCTCCCTCAGTATCGCCATATGCCCCTCACCCAGCGTCTGCTCTAGCCAATCGTGGAACGCTACCGGGTTCTCAGTGAAATAGCGGTGGCTGCTATGAGTTAGCGTGACTGCATTATCAAGTGACCATCTCAATATCTTAGCCCGGCGTCCGTAAATGTGGGCGCACTCTAATGCGTCAGTTCTGCCAGTATGCAGGCACTTACCGTCCCTCGCCCTAACCGCCTTGCTGAACCAGATATCGGCAGCGTCCCTCTTGGTCACCATCAGTGAAGCTCCGTACTGTGGTCAACTATGTACTCTAGCTCGCCCTCTAGCTCCTCTAGCTCACAGCACAAACAGGTTAGCCAGACCTTAATGAAGTCGCTCAATGGCACATCAACCGTTATGCCTTCCGTAAAGGTGTCGGTGTAAACATCTGTCAACGATGAGTCGGATCGGTTTGGCATGGCTGCGCTGATGGTGGAGGTCAGTATCGCAATGTCTCCATTGCCCATTGGCATTTTTATTACTGGAATCATATGCGCGGCCTCACCGTTATTCTGGCGATCTCCCCGTCAGTCTTATGGTATGTAATAACCTTCGCTCCTCTCTGAGAAACCCAGCCGCCTCTCGCTGCGTATGCGTCCCGGCCCGCAAGTGTGGGATGCTGCTCTGCGATTGCGCCACCATCCTCCACAACCCTTTCATGGTGATAGTGTCCAGAGTGTATGTAGCAATGTGTGCTGGCTCCCCACATCTCGCGGAATCGTGGCTCACTGGCAAATAGCTTGTGCAACAGGGCCAGCTTCACCTTATGACCATGATGAAACCCCAGCATCGTTTTTCCATGAAGATAAGCGTAGTAGGGGAAGT